AATGGTAGAACCTCAGCCTTCCAAGCTGATGACGTGGGTTCGATTCCCACTACCTGCTCCAAATATTAAAACCTTATAAGTACTTAAAATAGTGACTTGTAAGGTTTTTTGTTTATTAAAAGTATGCAATAGGTATGCAATAGCTTAAATTATTCTATTTAATTCTTCTTTCATAAAATCCAATGTTACATGTGAATATACATCATTAGTTAGAGCGCTGTCTTCAACATGACCAACAAAAGATTGAATGACAATTAGTGGCATTTTTTTCTCCTGGCATCTAGTAACAAATGTATGTCTTAAAACATGAGTATGTATTGTTTCTGTTATTTTATATTTGTTATTTAACCTTTTTAAATAACAATTTATTTCACCGTCTGTAATGAATTTATTATCTTCATAATCCCAAAAGAGCAATCCGTAAATATTAGTGATTTTTTTGTTCATATATTTTTCAATAATTTCTCTAACCATCGGAGACATTGGAATAGTCCTTTTACCTTTATCAAGTGCCATCTTTTTAACATAAGTTTTAGTATGTTTTCCCAAAATAACTTTGTCATTTTCATCTCTAGTAATAGTTTTATTTATTGTTAAAGTATTTTCTTTTAAATCTACGCAGTCTTTTGAAATTGCGAGAACTTCGCCAATTCTAGCTCCAATACATAATTGAAGTAAAAGAATATCATTATATATGCAAGGTTCATCTTTTAAGATTTTTTCTAGTTTGTTTTGTTCTTCAATTGTTAGTGCCTTAACCTCCCTTTTTTCTTTTTTAGAAATAGGTTTTGTCAGCATTTCATCATCCATAATATTAAATAATATAATTCTCCTCGAAACAGCAATCCTAAACATTTTATATAATAATGCCCAAATTTTATCTATAACACTATTAGAATATTCTCTAATTTCTTTTTTAGCTTTTTGGACATCCATTACAGTTACTTTTTGAATAGGCTTATTTATAAAATTAGAGCAAGTTTTTCTTATTTGATTTACAGTATCTTTATTTCTTCTGTAACTACGAGGACTAATTAAACCATCTTCATATCTTTGGTCTACAATGCTTTCTATTAAATCGATGCAAATGTCTCCTCTTTTTTCAATGTAAGTGCCTTGAGCAATACTAGCCTTGATATTGTTAAATCTTTTTTTAAAGTCACTTGCTTTTTCATTTTTCCTTTGTTTCAACGTTTTCCTTTTTCCTGAAGGCTCGACATATTGAGCTACATAACAATGCAATGTTTCACTAAGATAAATCGTGCCTTCTCCATTTCCTCTTGATTTTACTTTTTTGTTTCTTCTTTCCATAATAAAATACCTCCATAAATTTCTTTAAAAATCCATTTACAGAGGCCTTGCACATTTAATAAACTTGTGTTATTATAAATATGCAAAAACCTTGTAAAAGGGATTTTGCTTTGTGTTTGGGATAGTGTCTTGTTTGCCGACAGCACTATCCTTTTTTTATATTAAACTAATATACCATATTTTTCAGTATAAAAGTTAATACAATCATTCATATAATTATAATCTACATCAAAGTAGTCTGCTAAATCGTATAAGTCAAAACCTTGTGCGATTTTTTCTTTTAACTTTTTAAATGGTACTAGTACAGAATATGCCCATTTTTTTGCTCTGTTTTCACATTTTCTTTTTAAAGTTATATCAGAGTCAATATAGTACAGAGCACCACAATAATAATGACCTAATTCTTCTGCAAGTATTTCTTTTTCTTCAATATAATTGTCTATCCTACTGTAATCAATGCCTATACTATATTCGCTATTTTCTTCAAAGATCCTAGCTTTAGCCTTTGACCATTTATAATCTATTATATCTATTTTTTCCTTTTCAGTTAAATTATATAAATCTAATACTTCCATAATCTAATCTTTCTTTTTCTTTAAACTTTTCTTAAATCTAATAAATTCCTTTAATTCTTCTATTTCTTCATCTGTCAAGCCTTCTGTATCCAAACCATTATTAGAAGCATAACGAAAATTATCTTCTTTTTTATTTTCAACTAATTCTGCAAAACCAGCTTTAGATAATAAATCGTTGTAATCTATATTATATATAGAAGATAGTTTTTTTAAAATAATTGGACTAGGTCTTCGTTTACCGTTTTCCATTAAAGATAGGTAGCTAGGAGATATTTCGCATAATTTATTAACATCATATATGCTATATCCTAGAGCTTCTCTTATATTTTTTAAATATTTAGCAAGTTCAAGTGTTGAAACTTCCATCTTGACGACCTCCTTACAAGTGTAATTATACTATACAAATTTACAATTGTAAATATTTTTAAAAAAATTTTCAAAAAACTATTGACAATTGTAAACTAGATGATATAATGTTTACAACAGTCAACCAGAAAGGTGGTGTAAAACAAAAATGGCAAATAGAACAGTATATGTAAAAAATTTAGATGATTTTATAGAAAAAATAGTAACGGCAGGCTTTACATATAGGGAATTAGCAAGAAAAGCCAATTCAAATCCAACTTCAATATCGTTATTAGCTAAAGGAGAAAGAAACCCGAGTCCAGAATTAGCGGTTAATATATGTAAAGCACTAAAATGTAACTTTGATGATATTTTTTTTATTAAAAATGTTGACAACAGTAAACACACGAGTTAAATAAGAAAGAGGGTGATGAGTTGGAAGAACTATTAGAAGAACAACGAAAAACAAATGAGTTGTTAGAAACTATCCTAAACACAAAGCAAAACAATTTACCAAAATTAATTTATGCAAAAGAGATAGCAAAAAACTATCAAGTAAATTTAAATAAAGCAACTGAATTTTGCAAAAGATACGGCACAAATTTTGGAGGTTATTGTATAGAAATTGAGAAATTTAAAGAAATTTTACAAACAAAAGGCACAGAAATATTCAAATAAGAAAGGAGAACCACAAATGAAAAAACATAAAATAAACAAAGCAAAATTAGCAATAAACATATTAAAAGCAGAATGTATGTTTTTACTAGCATTAGTATATGACGTAATGTTTATAAGTTATTTATTGAAGTAGGAGGGAAAGTAATGAAAGAAAAAATTGAGAAAATACCAGAGATATGTGCAGAATTATTAACTATTTATAACGAAATAAAAAGAGAGGCACATAAGGAATGTACCAACTCTTATTCTGAAAATGAAGTTGCAGGAGTTATTCGTAAGAAGGTTTAACTAAAGTAACTATGTTGCAATCATTGCAGACATATGCATCAAATGCAAAACCTTTGTCAGCATAAATATTATTAGCATTACTATTGTTTTTATCATTTACCTCAATAGTAGAAATAAAAAGCTTTGCTTGAGGATTGTCTTTAGATTTAATTTTAGAAACATTTATGCTATTGCAATGAGGACATCTTATGTAATTAGTCATTATATTCACCTCACTTTCTACAATTAGATATTTTTATCATATGTACAGATTAATTATAGCAAGTGATAAGTGAAAAGAATGTAGAAAAATGTAATAAATATAAGAAAGGAGTTGAGAAATATGTTTAGAAGCAGAAAAGAAATGCAAAGTTTAATTGATTCAAGCAGAAAATCATTAGCAGAAGCAGAACTACAAATAGCAGAAAGAAACAAATTAATAAAAAAAGAAATAGCAGAAAAAGAACAATTAAAATCTAAAATAAAAGATTTAGAAAACAACATAGAGTTTCTAGTTAATAATTTAAGTGCTAAAAAAAGAGAACTAGTTCAACCATCACATCAAAACTAGTTCAAAATAAGAATTTGTATAAATTCATATATTTTTATTATACAGATTCTTTCAAAAAAAGTCAAGAAAGGAAGGTAAAAATGGACTACCTACAAGATAAATACGATGAACTAAATACAATGATAACAGGTTTAAAAGCTTTAATAGATGAAATAAGAGATAAATATTACATAGAACAACTAGAAGAAACAATAAGTCAAGCCACAGAGGAATTAGAAAGAATAGAAGAAAAGTTAAAGGCAGAACAAGGACAAGAGTATCAAGAAATGAATTATCAATATGAAAGGAGTGTAATTTAATGCTTAAAAGTTATGAAGAATTAAGAAAATTAGATGTAAGCCAATGGACAGAAAAAAGAGATGGGGCAGATTATCTAAATTGGGCAAAAGTAATAGATTTATTACATGAAAATGGAGCAAAGAAAGTATACTTTGAGCCAATTGCAAATGAATATACATATAGCAGTTTGTATATGACAGAACAAGTATTTACAGACAGTAAAAACAACACAAATAGAGTTTATGAAACAGCAGTAAAAATAGTTATAGATGATTTAGAATTTATTCAAAGAGGACCTGTAACAAATGGAAGCAATCCAGTCAAAGATAACTCAATGACACAACAAAGGTTGTGGAATTGTCAAACTAGATTGTTTGTAAAAGGCGTGGCAATAAGAACAGGATTAGGATTTAATTTATGGCTAAAAGAAGAAGAAAAAAACGAAAAAGACAACTGGGAAGATGATTTATCAAAGCATGACATATTTAAAGTTAAAGAAAGATGTCAACAAATTTATACTCAAAAAATGAAAAGTGGATTAACAACAAAAGAAATTGCAGAAAAATTACACAAAACTGAAGATGAGGTAAAAGCAATATTTAGTTATTTTGATACTTTAAGCAATTTTGAAAGGGATTTATCAAACATTGATACAAAGTCAAGATAGAAGTAGCTTTATAGGTGCAAGTGATACTAGTTTTGTAGTTGGAAATTGGGAAACGAAAACTTTTGAAAATTGGTGGCTTGAAAAATTAGCATTAAACAAAAATAGTTTTAGCAATGAGGCAACAAAAGCAGGAAACAATTATGAACATAAAATTTTATCAGCACTAAATATTCCAGAGCTAGAATTTGATAAACAGATAATAATAGACAGATTAAGAGTAAATTTAGACGGAAACACAAGGGATTGCATTTATGAAGTGAAAACACACAATATAAACAAAGAATTTAAAGTGTCAAAACAATATTGGAGGCAAGCACAAGTAGAAATGTATGCGTACAATACTAGAAACATATATATAGTTTCATACGCATTGCAGGAAAGTGATTATAAAAACTATTTTAATGAAATTGATTTAGATAGAGTTAAATTTCACAAAGTAGAATATGATGAAGATTTTATAAACAACGAGTATTTACCTAATTTAAAAATATTAATGGAATGTTTGAAAAAGGGAACATTTCCAAGAAAAGAGGATTAAATGAAACAGAATTTACAATTAGTAGGGACAACAAGAATATTTGCAAAAGAGCTTAACGGGAAAACAGTTTATAGTACAAGTATCAGTAGTAAAAACATTGATGGAACATACGACAAAATGTATATTGCAGTACAATTTCCAAAAGGCACAACAATAGAAAACAAAACAGATATAACAATAATAGAAAGCTTTATGAGTTTTTACAAAAATAAAGATGGATTAGCAATGCCAAAAATAGTAGTAATGAAATTTGAAAAAGAAGAGCAGGAAGAAATTAATAATAGCCAATTGCCTTTTTAGGAGGTAATTATGATAGGGACAGCAGAAACGTTAGTAAAATGGTTGTTTAATCAAAAAAGAGAAAAGCTATTTGAAGTAAAAGAACATAAAGAAAAGAGAACACTAACACAAAACGCTTATATGTGGAGCTTAATCAATGAAATTGCAAATAAAATGAATTTATCAAAAGATGATACATATCTAAAAATGATAAAAGATTATTCGCAATCAATGTTAGTAACAATAAGAGCCGATATAGATGTATCAAAGTTTTTTAAATACTACGATTTCGAACGAGAAGCCAAAATAAGCGGAGTAAATTTCAAAATATATAAAGTATATGAAGGCAGTTCTCAAATGGACAAAAACGAATTTAGAGTGCTTTTGGATGGGGTAATACAAGAAGCACAGCAACTAGGAATACCTACATTGACCCCAAGTGAAATAGAAAAGTTGAGATATATAGAAAATGAAAAAAGAATTTAGTATTATGCCTGAAAATCCTTTCTATTCAACAGAAAGATTCCCACGGGAGTGAAAGACATGAAGTGTTTGAAGGTAGAACAGGCAACAGAGATAAATCAATTGAAGATGGATTAGTAATATTTATTACACCATATCAGCACAGAACAAATAATAATTCAATACACTTAAATCCTAAACAATGGGAATGGTTGAAAGCAATAGCTCAAAAGGCTTGGCAAGAATATTACGATAAAACAAAAGAAGAATTTAGATTAAGATACGGGAAAAATTATTTATAGGAGGAAAGAAAAATGGCAAATAAAAATGAAGTAACAATATCAACAGAAGAATATAAAGAACTTATAAGCAAAGGAGTGCCAAATGAAAACGAAAAATGGTTTAAGAATAAATTAGAAGAATTTTTATTAGAAAATTTTAAAATAGATGGTAATAAATTAGATATTAAAAATAATTGGGACTTTTGTGATTATTTTGAAAAGTGGTTAAAAATAATTGATAAAGACATGTATAAGAGAATTTACAACACATTATATGATGAAAAGATAAAGAAAGAAAACGACAAGATGAAAATGGAAAAAGCAAGAGCAAACAAAGAAATAGATAATAAATAAACAGCAGGGCTAGACATAAGTTTTAGCCCTTTAATTTTACGAAAGGAAAAGACAATATGGCAAGAGATAGTTTTATATTTTACAGAAGCTTTTATGAAGCAATAAAAGAAGTTCCAGAAGATTCACAATTACAGATATATAAAGCAATTTCTATATATGCATTAGAACAAGAGGAAATAGAATTAACTGGAATATCAAAAGCAATATTTTCATTAGTAAAACCACAACTAGATGCAAACTATAAAAAATATGAAAACGGAAAGCAAAACAAAAGCAAAACAAAAGCAAAAGACAAGCAAAAAGAAAACAAAGCAAAAACTAATGTAAATGATAATGATAATGATAATGTAAATGAAAATGCAAATGAAAATAAAAAAGAACAAGAAGAAAAAATACACTTTGCAGATTTTGTTTCTATGACCAATGCTGAACATGAAAAACTTGTCAGCACTTATGGAAAAGATTTTGTAGACCAATGTATTACTGTTCTTGATAATTATAAGGGTTCTAATGGCAAGACATACAAAAGCGATTATAGAGCCATATTAAATTGGGTTGTTGATAAAGTAAAAGAACAGCAGGCGAAAAATAAAAAAGATGCAAAATTCGATTTAAGAAAGTGGGCGATGCAAAATGACTAAAGCAGAATTTGTAGAGTATATTGAACAAATACAAAATGTATATCATAAAGAAATGACTGCAATTGAAGTGGATGTCTGGTATGAAAATTTAAAATTTATGACTATAGAGAGATTTAATTACATACTTTCAGAAATATATAAAACAAATAAGTTTATGCCTACGTTAGCAGATATCTTACAAGTTCACAAACAAATTCCATATACAGCAAAAAGAGAAGACAAAGAAATAAAAAGTAGTTGTAAAAAATGCAACGGAACAGGTTATGTATTTTACACAAAAGAGATAAATAGCAAAAAATATAAATTTTCAGCTGTATGCGATTGTGGAAGGTATGAAAGATATGACGGAACAAAATGTGCAGACCCTAAAAATAAAAGCAAATATTATATACCAACAATAGCAGAAACAGGGCTAAATATACAAGAAAACAAACCAACAAACGATGAAATAGTTAGAAGTATGAAAATGCTTCAAAATAGCCCAATAATAAGCGAAGATATAAAAAATATCATAAGAGAAAACTTTAGAAGGAGAGTAAAAGTATGAAAATAGCACAAAAAGATAGAATTATAAATTACATACGAGAATTTGGCAGTATATCAAAAAACAAAGAAATTTGGAGAGATATAGAAGGGTATGAAAGAATATATCAGGTAAGCAATTTAGGAAACATAAGGAGCTTGCCCCAAATAATAAAAATGAGAAACCAGTACACAGAAAAGCTCTATAATATAAAACCATATGTAGACAATAGAGGATATTGTATGGTAAGTCTTTCAATGGATGGTAAGAAAAAACAAAAACAAGTTCACAGATTAGTAGCCCAAGCATTTATACCAAACCCAGAAAACAAAACACAAATCAATCATAAAAACGGAATAAAGACAGACAATAGAGTTGATAACCTAGAGTGGAATACTCCAAAAGAAAATACAAATCACGCAATAAGAACAGGATTAAAAAAAAGAACAAGAGCTATTTCTGTTGTTCAATTAAGCAAACAAGAGAAATTTATAAAAATATGGAAACCTATAGTACTTGCTGAAAAACAGCTCAATATATCAAAGGGGAAAATATCTGAATGTTGTAAAGGAAAAAGAAAAACCGCAGGAGGATATATATGGAAGTATGCAAAGGAGTGGAAAAATGAAGATAACACAAAAGGATAGAATTTTAGAATATATTAGAAAATTTGGTTCAATTTCAAGTTTTGAGGCGTATGCAAATTTAGGAATAACACAATTAGGAGCTAGAATAGACCAGCTCAAAAAAGAGGGCTACGAGTTTAAAACAGAATGGGAAAGCAATACAAACAGATTTGGAGAAAAGACAGATTATAAAAGATATTATTTAACAGATATAGTTTCAGAGAATATGAACCATATAACACAGATTTAGGAGGTAGTTATGATAATAGTAAGTCAAGATAGGGATTTAATAATAAACTTTGATAATGTAACAGTTATAGGTATTGCACAAAACAATTCGAAAGAAATAGATTCTATAACTGTTGATAAAGAAGAACAATATTTAGGCGAATACAAAACAGAAGAAAGAGCAAAAGAAGTATTAGCAGAAATAATAAAATCTTATAGAGATTATAGGACAGCAGAATGCGATGGATATACTGATTCTTGTAATAAATTTGTATTACAAGAAACAGCAGTTTTTGAAATGCCAGAGGACTAACTTATGACATGTGAAGAAGTAATAAAAAAAGGGCTATGTCTAGGTTGTGGCCTAGCAGAACAAAACATAAATGCAGATAACTGCAAATATAGAGAACAGTCAGGATTAGATTTGTGTAAAAAAATTTTAGAAGGAGAACAAATGAAAATATGAGTATTAACAGTAAACAAAAAGGAGCTAAAGGAGAAAGAGAATTAGCAAATAAGTTAAAAGAATATGGTTATAACTGCAGAAGAACACAACAATTTTGTGGAAATACAGGACAAGCTGATGATGTAGTAGGACTTGATTATATACATATTGAGTGTAAAAGAGTTGAAAGGTTAAACATAGATGAAGCAATTGAACAAGCAGTAAGAGATACAAGAGACAATAAGTTTCCAACTGTGTTTCATAGGAAAAATAGAAAAGACTGGCTAGTTACAATGAAACTAAATGACTGGATCCAACTTTACGGAGAATATTATTCAAGCATGAAACTTGAAGAAAGAGGAGAAGGCTATGAGTAGTAATAAAAAAGCAAAAGAAGCATTGATAAAATTATATGGCAAAGAGTGCTTTATAGAAAAACTACATTTAAGACCTGATACGGAAAGAAAATATACTGGTAAAGCACAATATCACAGAATGAAACAATTAACTTATCATCATATACAAGAGAAATCAAAAGGACGGAAAAGCAACAGTTGAAAATGGAGCATTATTATCAGCAGAAAATCACGAATGGTTTAATAGGCAAAGTAAAGAAAAACAAAGACAAATGAATGATATGTTTCAAGAACATAAAAGACAGCTAGATTATGGATTCAAAATAGCAGTAGCAGAACTAACAGCCAAGGGAATTAAACAAGTAGAATTAATAGAATCAAAAACAGAGAAAGTAATAGAAATACCCGCCTATGAAACGACACTAGAAGAACAAAAAGCGTTCGAGGAATATAAGAGGAAAAGAAATCAGAGAGTGTTGAATAAGTTCAAGGGAGAGGAAAGATGAAAAGAAGAAATGAAGGTATTTATGCACTATACAAGGGAGATAAGTTCATAACCGAAGGCACTAAAAAAGAGATAGCAAAATGTATAGGTGTGAAAGTAAATACAATATCATATTATGCAACAAAAGCGTATGAAAAAAGGATGAAAAAATATAAACATAAAAAAGGGTGCAAGATACTTATAAGAATTGATTAGAAAGGAGAAAACAATGGCGATAAAAAATTACACAACAACAATAAATGTGAATAAGACAATAGAAGAAATACAGGGAATTTTAAGTAAACACGGAGCTACAGCGATCATGACAGAATACGACAATGGAAATGTGACAGGATTAAGTTTTAAAATTATGACTCCTAGAGGAGAACTAGGCATAAGATTACCTTCAAATACAGATAGAGTATTACAAGTTTTAAAAAAACAAAAAAAGAACAATACTAAAGTCAAAAATACTTTTGAACAAGCGAATAAAGTGGCGTGGCGAATTATAAAAGACTGGATAGATGCACAAATGGCGATATTAGAAACAGAAATGGTTGAAATGGAAGAGATATTTTTACCATACATGATAAATAATGATGGACAAACATTATATCAAGCATTTAAAAATAATCAATTAATGTTAGGAGAGTAGCTATGGGAAATATGATAGAAGTAGGAGAGTATGTAAGAACTGCAGATGGCAAGATAGGAACCTTTGTAAGATATAGCTCAAGAAAAGCAAATAGTTTTTATAAATGCCCAGCCGATTGTTTTATAAAATTACCTGGCAGAAAATCAAATCTACAATGTTTTAGGGATTATATAGTAAAACACAGCAAAAATCTAATAGATTTAATAGAAGTGAAAGATGTTATTAAATATAGAATAGACAATATTCCAACAACATTAGGAACAAAAGGCTATAAAGGTTATATTGAAGGAATTATAGATATATCAGATGAAGAAATGTTACAAGAAATAAAGAGTGATAAAGATTATCATATATTAGAAATACTAACAAAAGAAAGTTATATGGCTAATTGCTATAAAGTAGGTGAAGAAGAATGTTAATATTACCAATTAAAAAGAAATGGTTTGACATGATTGCAAGTGGAGAGAAGAAAGAAGAGTATAGAGAAATAAAGCCATACTGGACTAAAAGGTTTGAAAATTATTATGAAATAGCAAAATTAAATATTGAACTAGAATGTCCAAATTTTAAAGAAATTTATTATAGGGTAGTATTTAGAAATGGATATGGAAACAATGCTCCTCAAATGACCTGTGTGTGTAAATTAAGAGTAGGACAAGGCAAAGAAGAATGGGGAGCTGAGAAAGGTAAAGAATATTATGTATTAGAAATATTAAAGATAGTAGGAGGAGAATAGATAAATGTATTATTGTTTATTTGAACAAAGCGGAACATTTAAAAATGAATTTAAAAAGCTTCGGATATGAAGCGGTCGACTATGACATACAAAATGAATTTAATGAAACAGATGTAATAATAGATTTATTCAAAGAAATAGAAAAAGCATATAACAAAGAAAAAAGCATATTTGATAATATAACTGACAAAGATACAATATTAGCCTTTTTTCCGTGTATAAGATTTGAAAATCAAATTGAGCTGCATTTTAGAGGAACTTGTAATTCGTTGAGAAAATGGTCAGATGAACAAAAACTAGAATATGACCTAAAATTACATAGAGAATTAGATTTGATGTATGAAACGATAACAAAATTAGCAATAGTGTGCATTAGAAAGAAAATACCATTAATAATTGAGAATCCATATTCAACAACGCACTATTTAGTCAAATATTGGGCTATACCAAGTAAGATTATAGATAAAGACAGAACTTTACGTGGAGATTACTACGAAAAGCCAACCCAGTACTGGTTCATAAATTGTGAACCTAAATACAACATGATTTTTGAAGCCTATAGCTGGAATAAGAAGAAAAACATTGGACATACAAATCCACGGAGCAGAAAGAAGTTTAATAGCACCAGAATACGCAAACAGATTTATAAGAGAATTTATAGTAGATGTAAAGGAGTAAATAAGATATGTCATTTAGTGCAACAAAATTTATAGAAAAATAAATTACTAACACAAGAGGATTATGCAAAAGTTGTAAATTTTATAAAACAGCAAAAATAGTAGATGAAGTAGAAATTTGTACATTAAGTGACAAATTTTTAATTCCAGAATATGAGCCTAATTATACTTGTAGAAATTTTGAGAGGAGTGATACATAGTGAAAACAGCTGATGAGATGTTTGAAGAATTAGGATATGAAATTTTATTTAAGAATGAAAAAATGATTCAATATGAATTTGAAGGATTTTATATGGACACTGAAATAAAATTTGACCTAAAAGGAAAAACAGTATTAAAAGAATATTCAACAGGAGAAAGTCAAGAAATTACAATGGAAGAACTCCAAGTAATAAATAAGAAAGTAGAGGAATTGGGATGGCTAGAGTAAAAAAGATAATTCAAACAATAAAACTTCACAAATTTAAAACTGAAGTGAATAAAAAAATTATAGAAGAAATGGACGAAAGTAGTTATTTAGTTTGGTATAAAGATGGTACTTGTAAAGAAGTTAATTTTAAAGATGATTTAATAGATATATTAAGTAAAGACCATATAAAACCGATACGATATATTTTTAATATGTCAGATAGAATTATAGTAGATAGAAAGATATATATAAATACTGAGGGGGTGCTTTAAGTGAAAGAAAATAGAAAATCAGCAATATATGCTTTTGGAGATTATGACACAGTTTATGTTCCAAAAGATATGACTTTAGAGGAAGCAATAGAATGGTACACAAAAGAATATGACGAGATAGAAGAAAACGAAATTGATGAAGTTGATTATACAAATGGATTTTGGGATTGTAATATTCCAAAAGAAAAATTAAAAGAAATAGGTGAAGGTTGGTATAATGGAGACCAATGGAATCTAAATAAAAACGGAAAAATACAAGAAGGAACTATAGAAGCTATACAAGGGGATTTATATATATTTAAAACATTTGAAACAGCTTTAAAAGAAAATGAGAAACTAGGTTCAGATATATTTGTATTGTGTTCAGAAATATTTTAGGAGGAGTTTTAAGTGAAAGAAAATAGTATTAAGAATGAACGAAGTTCTATAGAAGAAGCTGTAAAAACAATGGAACATTGGGTAGAGTACGAGAAAAACAATAAAGACAAAATAAATAAAGCTGACGAATTGATTTATATTCAAGAAATAGTTTTATCAGATTATAAAAGAGTATTAAAAGAGAATGAAGAATTAAAAGAAGAAAGAGAAATAGTAGGAATACCAGTAAGAAATAAAAGAGATGGGAAAATAGGAATAGTATTACATCAATGGAAAAATGGAAGTGTTGCAGTATTAGAAAGTATAAATCCACGAGTAATAAATACTCACGATAGTTGGAATACATTAGAAATAGTAACAGATGAAGTAAAACAAACTCAAACAAAATGTGAAACTATTCCAGTTTCTTTAGTAAAAGACAAGATAGAAGAATTAAAAAAGAAAGTAGAAGAGCTGACAGACGAGAAAGGTTATTGGGGTGGCAGTGATTTATTAGAACAGATAAAAGTTTTACAAGAATTATTAGAAAAGGAGCAATAATATGAACGAAGAAGAAAAGAAAGCAATTGAATATAGTAAAAATTGTTTAATGAAAATAACTTTGGGAATAGATTGTGAATTTGATGTAAATATATTGGACACACTTTTAAATACTATTAAAAAACTACAGAAAGAGAATGAAGACATAACACAACAAAGAGATTATTATAAAGCACGATACAATGAATTTAATGAAGCATTTATAAAAATGAAAAGCTAGGGAGGACAAAAGATAATGGAAGTACCAGAAACATTTAGAGGTATGAAAAAAGTAAAAGAATACCCTAATCACGTACTATATGAAAAGACATTAGTAGATAAGTGGGGAGAAGAACATACAGTAAAAGAATGTATTACATATCACGATCTAGGATTTACAACTAAACAAATAAGAGATAGAAAAATAAATGCATCTATGCATTTGTAAACGAAGGAGGAAAACATGGAAAGGTTAAGTAAAGAAGAATATAGAGAAGCAAAAGGCTGCTTAAAAAGATATAATTATAATTGTATTAATATAATAAATATTCAAAGAGATATATTAAATATAAGTGTAGCACCATGTGATGGATTACCCAAAGCTCCATATTCGGTTGGAGATAATACTTTAAATAAAGTAATAAAGTTAGAAGAAAATGAAGAATTACAAAAATCAATTAGAGAATATAAAGCAGTTATTCAAGCACTGCTGTTAGTAGATTCAATAGCAAACGATATATTTGAAGAGGAATATCAGAAGCGGCGAAGAAAACAAATGGAACATAATAGATAAGCTTAATATAAGTGAAGATGTTTATAAAAGAAGAAAAAGAAAACTTATATATACAGTACATAAAGAATTAAATAAAATAAAAGAAAACTTACAACCGTAAAGGCTGTAAGTTTTTTAAAAAAAGTTTAAAAAAGCATTGACATACTACGCGCAGTAGTGTATAATATATACATACCAAGAGGAAAGGGGTGAGAAAATGATACTAAAGAAATTATTAAAAAAACAAAAAGAGCCGACCTTCATAAAGAAAGTCGACAAATGGCAAACTGAAATGTACTTATACAAATTAAATCAAGAACGACAAGCACAAAAGTAAGCCATAGTAGAGAGGGAAGTGCAATTCCCTCTTTGCAAATATTATAAAAGGGAAGTGATAATATGTCAAGAGATTATAAAAAAGAAAACGCATGGAAAAAGAATAAATATGAAGAAGTAAGAGGAAATATCGATAAAGAACTAGGAACAGAACTAAAAGCAAAACTAAAAGAAGAAGGAATATCAATAGCAGAATGGATTACTAATAATGCAAAAAAATATTTAAAAAAATAAATTGCCCTTTTTTTGCCCTTTTTTTATAAAAAAACCGTGTTATAATTGTATTGTGAAAAAGTGAATATAAGTTCAAGAGCTAGAAAATAGCTCTTTTTTCATGCTTTCATATAATCAATGATACTAGATAGTTGATGTTTCTCCTTTTTATAAATTAAAATTGCTCTCCTAAAATAAATTTATTATGAGTGATTCTAGTTATACTCGTATAAATAGTACGTAGCAATATAAAAAATCATTTAGTCTTGTTGTCGGAATGACATTGAAGCGAGCAAATAAGACTAACTCGCTATGATACATGTATTGTTACGTAGTGTTTATATTAATAAAACAAAGGAATAAAAGGAAATGGTAAGTGAATTATGTCTAAAATACAAATGCAAAGAGTGTCCAGAACAAGTAAAATGTTACGGTTGCGAACATAATTACATATTAATAAAAAAAGAAACAGCAAGTAATCTATATAAATGTACAAAATGTGGAAACAAATTAAGACTTAACAAAAACAATACATGCTGTGAATGTATAAACTCATGTAAAAACAAAATACAAAGTGTAATAGATAAAGAGAAGGGAATATATAAGAAGTGTAGTGGATTTGAAAAAGAGAAGGAAGAGGAGAAAATATTATAATTGGGAGTTAGAAATAGCAAAAGGAAATACTGATAAATTTTATAACTCTACAGATTTTGATATAGCAAGAGAGCAAGTATTAAAAAGAGATAAAAATATATGTCAATTTTTTTTAGGCAAATGGAATGATGGCAAACATTTTCCAAATAAAATCAAAATAATAAAAGCAGAAATAGTACATCATATTATACCAATTAAACAAAGACCTGATTTAGCATTAGATATTAATAATATGGTAAGTTTAAGTTTTGAAGCACATGAGATTGTAGAAAATAAAAATAGATTTAAATATAAAAAAAGAAAAAGAATTACGCAAGAAAGGTGGTAACTATGAAGCTAGAACATTTAATGCAGGCATATAAGATTAATGAAATAGAAGCGGAACTAAAAGAAGAAACCGAAGCAACAGACATAAATGGCAATAAAGAAAGAGCTGGAGTAATTAGCTTTGGCAACGGAATATCTGCAAGTTATTTATTAGATGATGAAGAAATAGTAGTAGCAATGAAAATATTCTTTAATTGCCTGGCAAGAAATAGTTTTAAAGTTGATGCACAAATAAGTCATGTAATTAAAGTTATAACAGTTATGCAAAATACAATAATGTTATTATCTAATATACCTCAAAAAGAATGTAATATGATATTACAAAGTTTAGGATTATTTGACAATACATTTACACAAGGAAAACAAATACAACACTTAGACCATACTTATAAGATAGAAATAATAGATGGATTATTATGTTTAAGTATAAATGAAAAAGAGGAGGAAAGATAATGGAAACAGATAAAAACATTAAGATAGAACAGAATAGATATAAAGAAACTAGAAGAAGAATTACCAAATTTAGAAATGTATTTGATATGAGTGATAGAGAAATAATAGAATATTTAGCAGAAGAAATAGAACAGTATAGAGATAGAATAAAAGAACAAAATAGAATAATAGATGAACTAAGTAAAATAACAATACAAAGTGAAGAAGTAACATTAGATACAATAGAAGATGAAGTGATGGATAAGGATATAACAGAAATTATATCAACAACCCAATATGCAGATGGGAAACCAATACAATCAAAGATAGAATATAAATATAAAGAAATTTAGAAGCGGAACACCCCCATCAAAATCTCGGACTAAAACGAGCTTAAGGAGAGCGGGTGTGTGGTGCAAACTGTTCAAAAAAATCGATTCTTCACGTGAAAGGGGGGTATGAATGTGCCAACTAAGAAAAAAACAAACAAAACTATTGAAAATAAAGAGAAAGAGATGGAAAAACAAGTAAAAAATGTAGAAAAAGTTGTAAAAGCTTTAACAGAGAATGAAAAAAATAAAAGAAAACAGCAAATAGAAAAACAGAAAAGACAAAAAATAATAAATGAAAAAGCAGACACAATAAGAGAAGCGCTAAAAGAACAATTAACAAATCAAAACAAATTTGGTGAGCAATTCGATGATATGATAGAAGATTACATTTTTCTTGTGAGTTTAAAAGAAGAATTGCAATATGACATTAAAATTAAAGGCTTAAGATACAGTTCTATGACAGGAAATGGATATACAACGGACAAGCCTAATGAGAGCGTACAAAATCTTTTAAAGGTAAATGGACAAATGCTAAAAATTTTGCAGGAATTAGATTTGAAAGCACCTGAAGAAGAAGGTGGAGGAGATGATTTACTGTAATGAAATAAATGAATATATAAAATTTGTTGAAGATAATCCGAATGAAACAGATGATGAAATTAAATTGTTAATTAAAAATATTGTAAAGCCAACATTGTCGAGAGATGATGTTTTTTTTGACGAAGAAACTTTCAAAAAAGCAATATTATATTGTGAAAAATGGTATTACAAATTATTTCCTTATCAAAAATTTGCTTATGCTTTATTTTTTATGTATGACAAGAACAATTTGGATATAGTTATCTTTCCAGATATCTTAATATTAATGGCCAGAGGAAATGGAAAAGATGGAATGATAATGCCATTAGCAAACTTTTTGCAGACTCATTATTATGGAATTAAGAATTATCACATTGATATTGTTGCAACATCAGAAGAACAAGCTTTAAATTCATTTAATGTTGTTTACAACATGTTAGAAGACAACAAAAAAACAATGAGAAAATACTTCTATTGGAATAAGACAGAAATAATTAATAAAACAACTCATTCTACATTAAGATACAACACGGCAAATGCTAAAACAAAAGATGGTAAGCAAACAGGAATGATTATATTTAACGAATATCATGCGTATGAAGATTATAAACAAATTAATGTATATAGCTCTGGATTAGGAAAAATTAAACATGCAAGAACCGTTACAATTACAACAAATGGACAGGTAAGGGAAGGCCCACTTGATGAAAAAATAGCTTTAGCAAACAATGTATTGAATGGTGAACAAAATTTTTTAGGATTATTACCAATTATATATAAAATACAGGACAAAAAAACAGTTGATGAACCAATGAAGAAATTTTTAGAAACTGGACAGAAAGAAGACATAGATATAACTGCTTGGGTTCAGGCTAATCCTAGTTTGAGATTTATGCCTATTTTAGAAAATGAAATTATTAAAGATTATTTGAAAATGCAAAAGCAAAAATCATACAGAGTAGAATTTTATGCGAAAAGGATGAATTTGCCACAACAAGATAATGAAGAAACTGTTGTTGAGTGGGAGCTAATTTTGAAAGCATCTTATATTGATGAGGAAAAAGAAATTGAAAGACCAACAGGAGAAATAAAAGGAAGAACAGCAATAGTAGGAATTGACTTTGCATCATTAAATGACTTTGCAAGTGCAGGTTTTCTGTTTAAAAGAGATGGAGAATATATTTGGAGGCAAAGAACTTGGATTTGTTCTAAAAATAAATTCTATAATGATATTAAATTTCCTTTTCAAAATATTGGACAAGATGGATTTAATGATTTTGAAATAACAAACAAAGAAAGTATAGACGCAAGAGAAATGATAATGTGGATTCTATCAGAAATGAGTAAATATAATGTTAAAAAAATTGTATTAGATACATATAGATATAAATTATTAGAACAAATTTTTAAAGAAATGGGAGTATCAGTTGAAACAAAAGATAATCCTTATGGATTGGTAAGAATGATAAGATATCCTGCAAGTATTGCAGCAATAGTTGCTCCCCGCATTGAAGTTGCATTTGCAGAAGGTAAAGTAAATATAGGAAATAGCTCAATTATGAGATGGGCAATAAATAATACTTGTGTAAAAACAGGAAAAGATGGAAACAAAAAATATGAAAAAATAGAGCCAAAATTAAGGAAGAATGATCCTTTTATGGCTTTTGTAGCAGCAATGAGTGTTCAGGAACTTTTAGATGAAGAAATTATTTATGTTTAGGTGGTGAAGTAATGTTTCTAGATAAAATATTTAAGAATGACAAAGGAGAATATGTAAATATATTAGAAGTACTGTTTGGAAAAAACGATTTAGAAAATTATATATATACAATAGCAGAGGCTCATGCAATAGATTTAATAGCAAGCACTATTGCTAAAACAGAAATACAAACTTTTGAAATGAAAAAAAATAAAATTGAAGAAAACAGAGGGAATTTGTATTGGACATTAAATATACAGCCTAATTTTAATGAAAATGGAACGAGTTTTTTATATAAATTAGTTTGTAAATTGTTAATTAATGGTTCAGCACTTGTTTTAATAAATGGCTCTAACAATGAGTATTTATATGTTGCAGATGAATTTAACATTAGCGATAAAGTTTTAAAAGAAAAAGTATTTACAGACATAATGATATCAGATGCAGAAGGAAATTCTATAAGTGCTACAAAGAAATACACAACAGATAATACTATTTATTTTTGCTTAAATAATAATTTGCTAAAAACAGCAGGTGAAGATTTTAAACGAAATACAGGAAAAATACTGAAAGCAGCACAAGGCAGCTTTATAAAAGCAAATACAGGAAAATGGAAACTGAAAAAACCTGGTGGACAACCAATGTTAATGGATGCAGAAACTGGACAACAATTAGATTTGAAAGATTATAAAGAAAGAATAACAGATGGATTATTTAAAGAAGATGATGCAGTGGTATTGCTATCTGAAATGTTCGATTTAACAAATCTGAATGAAAACAACCAGAAAAATCTAACGGATTTTGAAAATACATTTTTGAGAATAAGCAAAACAGTAGCTCAAAAATGGAAAATTCCATTAGATGTTTTTTTTGGCGATTTTACAGACAAATCAAATGGCTTGAATAATTTTATAACTTTTGCAGTGGATTTGTATTATGAACTAATAGAGGACGGTTTCAACATATCTCTCGTAGGAAAACAAAGTTATTTAAAAGGTGAATATGTAAAATTTGACAGAAGTACAATTTCTCATAGAGATGTTTTAGATTGCGGAACTGGCATTGATAAACTGACAGCAAATAAATTTAGCAGAAATGAAATAAATAAGTTTTTAAGATTACCTTACATAGATGAGGATTGGGCAAATGAACACGCCCTTACAAAAAATTATGAAAATGTGAAGGGAGGTGCAGGAAGTGAAGAATAAATTTTACAGTTTTGAAAAAGAAAGCGAGAATAGTGCAAATGTTTATATTTATGGAGATATAACATCTTATGAATGGTTTGAAAATGATGTTTCGGCTTGGGGCTTTAAAAAAGAACTTGAGGAACTGGGAGAAATCTCAGAATTAAATGTTCATATAAATTCTTGTGGAGGGGAAACATTTCAAGCTTTAGCAATTTATAATTTATTAAAGAGCTTAAAATCACAAATTAATGTATATATAGATGGAATTGCTGCTTCATCAGCATCTATTATTGCTATGGCTGGAAATAAAGTATATATGCCAAAAACATCATTAATGATGATACATAATTGCTGGACTTGTGTTCTAGGGAATGCAGAGGAATTAAGAAAAACTGCAGATGATATGGACAAAGTTAAAGAGGCTTATAAAGCAGCATATTTGTCTAAAATTAAAATTACAGAAGAAGAACTAGAAAAATTATTGTCTGATGAAACTTATTTGACAGCCCAAGAATGTTTAGATAAGGGATTTGCAGATGAATTAATAGAAACAGAAGAAGATAATACCATTAATCAATATGCTAATAAGGCTATATTCAATCTTGTTAATAAAATAAAGAAACAAGATAAAAAACAAAAAGTTGAACTTAATGAAGAAACAATAAAAGAAATATCAGAAAATGTTGCTAATAGCATAGTTCAAAGCCTAACTAAAGAAGGCGAAAAAACTAAAGAGCTATTAGATACACATCAAGAAAAACCGATTAAAGAAGATGCATGGGCATCTTTTTTTAATACAAAAAATTAAAAAAAGGTAGGTAAAAAATTATGAAAATTAATGAAACAAAAATGAAACAAGCTAGAGAAGATGCTTTAAAAATTCTTCAAGAAACAGAGGACAAATCACAAGCAGTTATTGAAGCTATGGACAAAATTGTGTCAGTTCAATATGAAGATTTAATATCAGAAATTCAAGAACAAGCAAACAAAGCAGAAAGTGATGCTAATTATGCAAAAACATTAGGCTTAAGAAAATTATCAAAAGAAGAAAAAGATTTTTATACAGCTTTAAAAGATGTAAAACAAGCAATAACAGCTAATCAAATTGATATACTTCCAACTTCAATTATTGATGTGACAATGGAAGACGTTAAAAAAGATAGCGGAATACTATCAGACGTAAACTTTACTCCAGCAGATGTTAAAAAATGGATCGTAGCAGAAAAAAGTGGTACTTATGCATGGGGTGCATTAACTGACAGCATTACTGGAGAATTAAGTGCAGAGTTTGAAACATTAAATATGGATGTAAATAAACTTTCAGTTTATTTAGTAATACCAAAAGGAATCAGCGACTTATCGTTGCCATTTGTAGATAAATATTTTACAGCTATACTAAAAGAAGCTTTAAATGATGGATTAGAATATGGATATTTACAAGGAAATGGGGTTAAACAACCTATAGGAATTTATAAACAAATTTCTGCAGCAAATTCAGATAAAACACAAAAAGATAAAACAGTTAATACAACATTAACTAACTTTACTCCAAAGGGACTAGCAGCTGCAAAAAAATACTTATCAAGAAATGGTAAAAGGACATTTGATAAATTAGTTTTAATTTGTCATCCAAATGATGAAGCAGATTATGTTGCACCTGCAATATATGATGCTGAAGGAAGAATGATAAGCTCATACAAAAACCTTGTTGTTAAAAGCTCTGCTAATAATCCAGAAGGAAAAGCAGCTTTAGTAATTCCTAAAAAATATACAATGGGATTATCAAACTTTGGAATAAAAAATTATGAAGAAGTAAAAGCACTAGATGATGCTGATGTTGTTATAGGAAAAGGATATGCAAATGGTAGGGCAACAGATGATAACACAGCTTTCGTTTTTGATGTAACAAAATTAGAGGAATATGTTGCTCCTGTAAAAGTTATTGGAACTGTAGAAACAAGTGTAAAGGGAACAGTAACAACAAATACTGAAACAGCAGGAGCTTAGATATAAGCTCCTGAATATAAATAGGAGGAATTAAAAAATGGCTTACAAAGTAATTGAGAAATTTAAAGATCTAAAAGACAATGACCATATTTATGAGGTGAATGACATTTATCCTAGAGAAGATATTAAACTTGAAGACATACCTCAAAAAAGAATTAAAGAATTGACAACTAAGAAAAATAAAATAGGCAAAATTCTAATTGAAGAAATTGAAGAGGAATCTGCTAAAAAAATAGAAGAATAGAGAGGTGTATAATGAACAATACACAAATTGAAAAATTAATTGAGGAAATTAGATTAGAGCAACATGTTTCGCCAAATGAAGAAGATGAGGTTATAGAAAAGCTAATAAAAGAAGCTGAATTTGATATTAATAGCAAATCTGGAGCTAAAATTGATTATGATGCAGACTTAACAGCAAGAGGCTTGTTAAAGAATTATGCAATGTACAGAAGATTTGGCAGAATTGCTGAATTTAAACAGTTATACGCAGGAGATTATGCTGACTTACAAGCAAAATATTACAAGCCTTCCGACATATAATGATGGAAAACTTAAGCTTTTTGCTATAAAACAAACCCAAAATACTTATCCTGTTGAATATTTAAAAAATATGAAAAAGGAAGTATGGTTTGAAGAATTATCAATATCAGACAAACTTCGTTTTGAAAGCGAAGAAAGAAAAAGAAAGCTCTCTTTAAAAATTAGAATACCTCAAATGAAAGAAATAACCTCTTTAAATGTTGTAAAAATAGGCAATGAATATCACAAAGTGTTTAATGCCTATCACTTTACTAATAATGATGGATTTAAGCAGACAGATTTAACTCTTGAGGAATATCCAAGAGTAAAATTGGAGGAAGATTTATGACAAAAAAAGAATTAGTTGAATTACTAGAAAAGTTAAAGATACCTATAAAAGAAGGAACGCCGACTGATGAAATTATGGAAGACGAAGTTAGAGTTTGTTTTTGGGATTATTATTGGGAAGACCAAACAGCAAGTGGAAAAGATTATAACACTGTAGTTACTTATCAGATTTCTATAATAGCTGACAGACCAAGACATACGAAACTTTTGGAACTAAAACATTTATTGAATGATATAGAGCTATTTCCTGCGATACAACACGAATATGATCCAGAAACAAGGCGTTGGCATTCATTTTTCTCACTAGAGGTATTAGAAAATGTCTAATGAAGTTTACGGATATAGTGGATTTGAGGCAATGTCTGAAATTTTGGAAAAATATATAGATGGTGCAGACAATGCAGTAGATGTATTAGAGACAGGTGCTAAAGAATTTGTTGGTGATTTGTTAAAACTTCCTAAACCAATTTCAAAAATTAGGAAATCAGGCTACACACACTTAATTAAGTGCTTTGCATATAAAAAGAAAAACAAAGAAGTAGAGGCAGGATGGGGCAAATATTATGGCCCAATGCTTGAGCATGGAACTGTAAAAATGAATGCTCAAGAACATCTATACCCAGTATGGGATAGAAATAAAGAAAAGTATTATAAAAAAATGCTTACCAAGTTAGGAATAAAAACTTGGTAATTTTTTATTAAAAGGAGGATTTTAAAATGGCAATTAATACAAAAAAACCTATGGTAAAAGAAACAGTAGGTGCATTATACTATGCATTCAATACACCAGATGCTTCTGGCAATTTCACAACAACATATGAAGAAAATGTTACAAAAAGCAATGTAGTAAAAAATATAGGAACTACAGAAAACTCTGAGGTAGCTGTGGTTAGAGCTTCAGGACAAGACTATACAACTGTAAATCAAAACGAAAGTATAGAGATGGCAGTAGAAGTAGTTGCTTTTGACCCAGAAGATTTAGCAAAAATGAGAGGAGATGTTATAGGTACAGCAGGATTAAACCGTTCTGGAAGAACAGCCACAAGACCTTTCTTTGCATTTGGAAAAGTTGTAAAAAAGCTAGAAGGAAAATTTGAATTAGCTTGGTACCCTAAATGCCAATTAGTAGAAAATACAGATGATATCGCAACAAAAGAAGAGAGCTTTTCAGAGCAAAATGATACAGTAACTATAAAAGCTTATGCATATAATGACTTAGGAGATAAAAAAACATATGTAAACAATGAAATGTCAAAATTCCCAAAAGGATTAACAGAAGAACTATTCTTTGCAAAGCCAATTTTAGATGATGCAGGACTAGCTGCAGCAATTACACCAGGAACTTAGAAAAAAGTTGGGCTCTAGAATTGATTTAGAGCCCTTTTTATAAGGAAATAATACAAAGATATGAGGTAATAATATGGAAATAGAATTAAAAAATGGAGAAAAGATAATTTTAGAGGTGACATCACTTTTTTTAGAATATATTGAAGATTATGAAGGCGGACTAGAACAATTAAAAAAAGATGCAGAAGGACAAAAAGATAAAAACGGATATACAAAAACAATGTATGCAACTAACCAAATTTTATATGCTATAATAGCATCAAATTATGATGAGCCTTTAACATATAGACAAGCGGTGCGACTTGTAAAATTAGAAGATATTGAATCAATTGTTAATTTTGTAATAAGTAATACACCAGATATAAAAAAAGGTAATACTATAAATATGAACAACTCAAAACACAGAATGTAGAAAAATGTAAAAATATGTCGAATTGTTTTTCTTGCAATATATTGCTGAAGAATGTAAAATTATTGTAAGAAAGGGTGATTTTCATGAATTGTAAAATATGTAAAAATCCTAACATGAAATGTATTATAAAAAAATGGTGGTTTTGGTTAATTATAATATTAATATTATTTTGCATAAGTGCAATAGTATTAATAACAAATAAAACTAATGGAGTTGGAAGCGCAGGAATAAATAATGATGAGTATAATCAAATACAATTAGGCATGTCACAGTTCGAAGTGGATGGAATAATAGATAAATTGGATGAATGGAACAATGATGAAATATACAAAAGATGTTGTGAAGAAATAAGTAATCTAAAAAAAGAACATGTATATACTTGCGAATATAAATATTATGGAGAAAAAAATGGTTATGCAATAATAACTTATGAAGTAGATTATAGCGATGGCATTTATTTTAAAATTCCAGAAGTAGTAAAAAAAGAAAAGTTTAATTTAAAATAAAACACTTGCAAATACAGGTGTTTTTTTAGCATCAGATTTACTCTGGTGCTTTTATTATGCCTAAAAAAGAGGTGAAATAAAGTGGGAAGTAATGATTTAAAAAGAGTAGGACTTATATTTACAGAAGAGGGAGCAAAAGATTTTAAGAAAACTCTTCAAGATATAAATATAGAAATGAATAAGAATTATAATCAATTTAAGCTAACACAATCACAATGGGATAATTCTACTAAATCAACAGAGAAATTAAAAGCACAACAAGAATATTTAACTAATGCTTATGAGATTCAGTCAGATAAAGTAAATGTTTTAAAAATGCAATTAGCTGATTTAGAAAACGCAGAAAATAAAAATACAACAGCTATAAAAAAGAAACAAAATGAATTAACTAATGCAGAAATTAAACTAAAAAATTATGAGAGTAAATTAAAAGATGTTCAAACACAACTTACAAATACAGGTAAAAAACTTGAAGAATGGGGAGAAAAAGTTGAAAAATCAGGAAAGAAAATAGAAAACGCAGGCAAGAAGTTGTCTGCGTTTTCTGCTGCAAGTATATCAGCCTTAACTTTAAGTGCTAAGAGTGCAATAGATTTTGAAGATGCTTTTGCAGGAGTAGAAAAGACAGTTGATGGAACGAAAGAACAGATGGAAGAGTTAAAACAGGGCATTAGGGACATGGCAAAAGAAATACCTTCTTCTACAACAGAAATATCAGCAGTAGCAGAAGCGGCAGGACAGTTAGGAATAAAAACTGAAGATATTTTATCATTTACAAGAGTAATGATAGATTTAGGAAATTCTACTAATTTATCAGCTGAAGAAGCAGCATCATCTTTAGCAAAATTTGCAAACATAACAAAAATGTCTGCAAAAGATTATGACAAGTTAGGCTCAACTGTTGTTGATTTAGGTAACAATTTTGCTACAACAGAAGCGGATATAGTGGCTATGGCACAAAATTTAGCTTCGGCAGGTACACAGGTAGGAATGTCGCAGTCAGATATTTTAGCTTTATCAACAGCTTTAAGTTCTGTAGGATTAGAGGCGCAAGCAGGAGGAACGGCTTTTAGCAAGGCATTAATTAATATGCAATTAGCTGTTGAAACAAATAGTAAAAGCTTAAAAGACTGGGCAGCTGTTGCAGGAATGAGTGCTAAAGATTTTTCAAAATTATTTAAAGAAGATGCTACAAAAGCATTGCAGGCATTTATAGAAGGACTTTCAAAGTGTGGAGGAGAAACAGAATCAGCAATAAAAGTTTTGGATGATATGGGAATTACTGAAACAAGAATGAGAGATGCTTTATTAAGATCTGCAAATGCTAGTGAAATTTTCACAAGTGCAATCGAAACAGGAAGCAAAGCTTGGGAAGATAATACAGCATTAACAAATGAAGCAAATAAAAGATATGATACTCTAAAAAGCAAAATAAAAATAGCAGTTAATAAATTAAAAGATATGGCTATTACTCTCGGAAACAAACTAATGCCAAGTATTGAAAAAGTAATAGAAGGACTTGGAAAATGGATTGATAAGTTTAGCAAATTATCAGATAAGCAAGTAGATATGATAGTAAAAATAGGACTTATTGTTGCGGCAATAGGACCTTTAGTTACGATAATTGGAAAAGTAACATCAGTAATAGGTGGAACAATAAAAGGAATAGGAACTTTTACTCAAGCAATAGGAGTAGCAAGAGGCAAAATAACATCTACATCTGAAGCAGTTAATGGATTGGCAAAAGTGTTTACTGTAGTAACGAGCCCAGTGGGATTAGCATGTACAGCAATAGGATTAGCTGTTGCGGGAATTGCTATTGCTGTTAACGAAAGTCAAAAGAAAACTAAGGAAGCTTTCGAAAATATGAGCGAAGGGGTATCAGATTTTTATAATGGTTTAAAGAGTGCGGAGGGATATTTAGACAGTTTTAATACAACGATGTTTGCAACTAATGAAGAACAACAAAAATTACAAACGCAAATGGATGAAGTACAAAAAGGAATAACTGATATTTGCAAAACTGCATCAGATGAACGTAGAGGGTATACACAAGAAGAAATAACTCAATTAGATGAATATTTTAAAAAATTGAGAGAGCTAAAGGACAGAGAGATACAAATTCAGCAACAAATTGCAGGAGCTATAACTCAACAAGCAGTAACAAATGCAGAAACTTTTCAAGGCAGTTTAGATGAGTATAAAGTACAATCACAAGAATGGATTGCAACAGCACAAAAACAGTCAGAACAAACAAAACAACTTATAGAACAAGGAACAATAGAAGAAGTTGCTTTATTAAATCAAAGATATGGAGAACAAGCAACAATGCAAAATGAGGCTTATGCTACTGAATATAATAATATAATGACACAAAAACAAGCAAAAATAGATGCAGCAAATACAGAAGTAGCAGAAGTATTAGAAACATATACAAAAGGATATGCTGAAAGAGCAAATCAAGATGGAGCCTTTGCTGAGCATGTTAAACATTATAATTGGGAACAAGAAGAAGAAAATAAAAGATATGCAAAAGAATTGGATGAAATAAATAATAATATTATGATATCCGAAGAGGCAAAGCAACAGCAGAGGGGTGTTGCACTTTCTAGGCATAACGAAAAGATAAAACTAATATGGAATAATATGTATAAAAATATGTCTGAAAGTGAAGCAGAGCAACTAGGCACTTGGATTGGGATGTTGGCAAATACTGAAATGTATGGAGGAGAAATATCCGAAGAAAATCAACATATGGTAGACGCGATACTTGCTAGTTACGACAGTATGCCAAAGAAAACACGTAATGCAATGAAAAATGCAATGTCACCAATGCTAGAAGAAATGAGAAATTCGGAGCCTACATTATATTCGAAGGCATCAGGCATAGCAAGAGGAATCTTGTCAAGATTAAAAAAAGCCTTTGATATACATTCTCCATCTCGAAAAACAAGAGAAATATTTAAAAATGTAATGAAACGGAATGGAAAAAGGAATTGAAGCAGAAGAAGATAGTTTATATAAGCAAACAGATAAGGTTGCTGAAAATGTATTAAATTCACTAGATGGAATAAATCCTAACACTACTGTTGGAACTAAATATAATCAAGAAGTTAATACAAATATAGACTATAATAAATTATTTAATATATTGTATTCTGCTTTCATTAAAGCATTAAATTCTTGTAAATTAACATTAGATGAAGATGGTTTTGCAAGGATAGTTAAAAATGAATTATACGAGGTGCTATAATGTTTAAATTTAAAGGAATATCAAATACAGATATGCAAGTTGTAATTGAAGAAGAAGAACATTTTTTGGCTAAAGCTTCACAGAAATATGAAGTTACAGAAATAGAAGGAAGAGATGATGCTATTTTTGATGAATTAGGCTATTCTTATGTTGAAAGACCTATTTATGTACAATGCTTGAATCCTAACAAGCTTGATGATATCCTTGCATGGCTAGATGGTGGGGGAGAGCTAGAATATAAAGGAAGAAAAACGAAAGCAAGATTTTATGCGGAATTAGAACCAAAAAGGACTGCAGGAATCAAAATTATTGACACTAATTTTATCAGAGCTCCATTTTGGGAGAAAGCTGATGATAATTATATAGTAGTTACAAATAATGTTCAAAACGAAGGAAATAAAACAAGTAGACCTATAATAAGAATTGAAAAAGATTCAAGTGATAGTATTGAATTAACTTTAGGTGGTGTTAGGTTTAAATATACGTTTAGCGAAAATGATACTTATGTAGAAATAGATTGTGAAGAAAAAACAGTTGTATATGAAGGCCTTAATAGAAGCAGAAATCTTGAAATAGGATACAAATATCCAAAATTAGAAGTAGGAAACAATGCAATCGTAATACATAGTGGCTCAGCTACTGTCAAAATAAAAAGAAAGGACAGATGGCTATGATTAAAATATTTAATGCAACTGATACAGATTTTAAAACAGCAGGAAACATTATTATTAATCCTTTGCATTGTCATGAGATTAAGAAAAAGTCTTTAAATGGATGGTATATTGAAGTAGAAATTCCAATTAAATATAAAGAGTATATAGAAGCCGATAAGCTATGTGTAGTAAAAACAAAATCTAAATTAAAACCACAAGCATTTAGAATAAATTATAGCATAACATATACGAATAGAAAAATAAAATTCACAGCTGAACATGTAATGTTTGATAGTAGAAGATATGTGCTTTTAGATGCAAGACCAACTAATCTAAATGGCCAGAATGGATTAAAATATGTTAATGAAAGGACTGACAAAATCAGTCCTTTTTCTATCACCTCAAATGTTGAGAACGTAAGTACAGCATATTTCATAAGAAAGACTTTATTAGAATCTTGGCAAGTGTTTGAAGAACGATGGGGAGGAGTATTTGAAGCAGACAACTGGAATATTAGTTTTAAACAAAGCATAGGAAAAGATAATGGCGAAACTATTGTTTACGGTAAAAATATGCAGGGGTTCGAGATCTTTGAGGACTGGTCTAATGTATGCACAAAAATTTTACCAGTTGGATATGATGGACTTTTATTGCCTGAAAAATATTTAGAAAGCGAAACTCAATACGAAATATCATATACAAAAATAGTAGATTTTCAAACAGATTTAGAAGCAGAGGAACAAACAGAAACTAATCTATTAGTAGAGTTAAGAAACAATGCAAGCAAATATTTAGAAGAAAATTGTGTTCCTAAAGTTAGTTATACAGTAAATTCAAATGTAAATAATGATTTAGAGATAGGGGACACAATAAAAGTTTTACATCCTTTTGTAAATATTTTTACAGAGGTTTTAGAGTATGAATATGATTTGATTTCTGAAAAAGTGAAGTCATTGACTTTTGGAAATTACACAAGAGATGTCAAAACAAAATTTAACAATATAAAAAATACTATTGAAACAATTAAACAAACAGTATCAAAACAAGAGATAACTATAAAAGAACAAACAAATCTGATTAATTCTCTAAATAAAAGTGGATATGTTTATATAGATGATAATGAAATTTTAATACTTGATCAATTGCCAAAAGAGAAAGCAAAAAATGTATGGAGATTTGGACTAGGTGGTATAGGATTCAGTTCAAAGGGATATGAAGGGCCATTTGAAATAGCAATAACAATGGATGGAAAAATAAATGCTGATTTTATAACGACAGGAACAATGGCTGTTGATAGAATAGAAGGTTTGGCAAATTTTATAACTGATACAAGTGCTTCAATAGCAGCAATTGAGTTACAACAAGACAGTATAACTACAAAAGTATCATCACTTGAAAAAACAACAGTAAATAAAGTACAAGTTCAATATGCCTTAGGAGATACTTTAACTACTCCACCGACAGCTGGATGGAGTGAAACTGCCCCAGAATGGCAAGCAGGAAAATATATGTGGCAAAAGACTGTTACAACATATTCTGATGGAGCAACAAAAGAATCAAAAGCGACTTGCATACAAGGAGCAAAAGGGGAAACAGGAGCTAGTGGAACTGATGGCAAAGATGGAACAAATGGTAAAAATGGAAATGACGGACGAGGAATAGCTTCAACAGTTATTACCTATCAAGCTTCATCATCAGGGACTACAACTCCAACAGGAACATGGCAAAGTACTATTCCAACAGTTACTGCAGGACATTACTTGTGGACTAAGACAGTAATTAACTATACTAGTGGTGAACCAACAACATCATATTCAGTTAGTATGATGGGAAAAACAGGAACTAATGGTAAAAATGGAACATCAATATCAATAACTTCAAAATCAGTTACATATCAAATTGGTACAAGCGGTACAACAACCCCAACAGGTACATGGTCAACATCAGTACCAACACTAGAAAGTGGAAAGTATTTATGGACTAAAACTTATGTTAAATATTCAGACTCATCTGAAACGACATCATATGCAGTAAGTTATTGTGCTAAAGACGGTGTAAAGGGTGATAAAGGTGCAACAGGCAAAGGAATCAAATCAATACAAGACCAATATTACTTATCTACTAGCAACACAACTCAAACTGGTGGAGCTTGGAAGAATACGCAAGACGCGTGGAAATCTGGAAAGTATATTTGGACAAGGTCTCATATAACTTGGTCAGACGACACAGCAACAGACACTACGCCGATTCTAGCAGAGAGTTTAAACACAGCAAATGAGAACGCTGTTCTTGCACAAGAAAAAACGGCGGAGCAAAAAATAGAGATTGATTCAATTAAGCAAACTGTGAGTCAAACACAAACAACAGTTGCTAATAACTATACCGAAATCAAGCAGAAATTTGGCGATTATGCACCTAAAAGTGATGTAATTACGTTACAAAATAGTGTCGAAAGAATCCAAACAGACACATATACAAAGACAGAAATAAACACTAAATTAACGGACGGAAGTGTAACAAAAGTTACAACAACGTGCGGAACTTTCGATGAGAACGGATTAACAATAGAAAAAACAAATGCAAAGACAAAAGGAAATTTCAATGAAAAAGGAATGAAAGTCGTTGACGCAACAGGTTCTAGTGAAGAAATACTTTTATTCGCTGGTTACGATGAAGAAACAGACGAAACTATTGTTAAAAGCAAGAATATGACAGTAGAAAAATACTTGACAATAGGGGCAAACTGTAGATTTGAAGACTATGTAAATCCCGTCTTAGGTGGAAAAGGAACAGGGGCATTTACTCTATAGAAAGGAGAAAAAAATGGCAAGAATAAATGGTAGCGTATCGCAGAGGTCAGATAGTTATTCGTTTTTTATAGACTGGTCAGAAAGCATGAACTCAAATTATACAAGTACTAACCAAACAACAGTAAGCGCTACAGCATATATATATTGTTCAAAACATACAGCGCATGCTAGTGGATTATCTCAAAAATTAGTAATAGATGGAACAGAATTTACAGCAACAAAATCAGTAAATTTAAGTTCAGGAGTAACAGTAGCATTAGTTAGTGGCTCGAAAACAATAACGCACGACACAGACGGAAGAAAGTCCATTACTATAAGTGCTGATTGTGATTTGCCTGATGGTAATAATTGGGGTCCTGCTTGGGGTAGTGCTAGTGGCACGGCAGAGCTAACAACAATCCCAAGAGCAAGTTCAATATCAGCAACAGACGCAAGCATAGGAAGTTCTTCAATCATTATTATAAACAGGGCGAGTTCAGGATTTACTCACACAGTTACATATAGTTTCAGTGGTTTAAGTGGAACAATAGCAACAAAAACAGGTAGTACAAGCTTAGGCTGGACAGTACCAGCAAGCTTTTATCAGAAAATTCCAAACAGTCAAACAGGAACAGTAACAATAACTTGCGATACATATTCAGGAGACACAAAAATAGGAACAAAAACAACAACAATGACAATAAGTGTTCCAGAAAGTTCGCACCCTGTAATTGATAGTGCAACAGCAATAGATACAAATGCAACAACAGTAGCCTTAACAGGAAGCAATAAAAGATTAGTAAATTATAAATCAACAGTAAAACTAAGTGTAACAGGTAGATGTTTAAATTACGCAGGTTTTAGTAAATTAAGAGAAAGAAATATATATGATATACCTGCTACAAAAACAACAAGTGGTGCTAAAACAACTGTAACAGGCACAAAGACTTATGAAAATAATACATTAGAACAATTTAAGATTTGCTTGGTAGATACAAGAGATAAAATGAGTGATTATAAAATTTTAAATCAAGCAAATGGAGATTTTACAGTAGTACCATATATTCCTTTGACAATAAATGCAGAGTTTAAAAGAACAACTCCAACACGGTGGTGGAGTAAGCTTAAGCTTTTCAGGAAATTTCTACAATGGCTATTTTGATACAGCTAAAGCTAAATTTAACACACTAGGAATTAAATGGAGATATAGAGAAGCAGACTCTTCAACTTGGTCAGCTTGGACAAGTTTAGTTTTAAATACTGGTTTTAAATATGGCACAGGAAACACATATTTTAGTGGCAACGGTACATCTTCACAAGGAATTTCACTTGGAACTGGATTTAACTACAAAAAGAACTATATCTTTGAATTATGTTATAACGATAAATTATCAAGTGTGACTTATTCTCAAACTGTCAAAGAAGGAGAACCTTGTTTTGATTACGGAAAAGATAAAAATGGAAACAATTATTTAAATGTAAATGGAGAGTTTTATAAAAAGAATAAAAAGTTAATTCAGACAAATATGATTACTTTTGCAAAAAATAATGACCAGAGCCTTGCTAAAGATACAAAAGTAACGTTAGAGCTTAATGAAGTGATTGCACAAATAGGAGACAAACTAAGTACAAGCAACTACGGGGTAAAGATAGGCAAAGGTGTTTCTAAAGTTAAAGTGAGTGGTATTGCGTGGATTGAGGCTGGATGGAGCACAAACGGTTCAGGTTACAGATGGTTACAGATATTGAAAAATGGTAATACATACAAAGATGTTGTTGCCATGGCAATGGTGCCAGAAGCAGTTAATGTGTGGGGTTCCCCTTCAATTCCTTCAGTGTTAGTAGAAGTCAAAGAAGGAGATTTAATATTTATGGCGGTAGCAGTATCTGTTGATGGTTATTGCCGAGCAGGAAGTTATGGAAAAGCTTCTACATATCTGACAGTAGAAGTTGTAGAGTGATGGAGGTGAGAAGAGTTGGATAATACAGTAACAACAGTAATAGCCTTCATAGTATCAATGATACCTATTTTTACCGTAATAATAAAATTAAATAGTACAATAACAAAGTTGAATACAACAATAGAGGTATTAACTGAACAAATGAAGTTTAGTCAAAAAGATAGAAATAAGATTCATGAACAATTAAATGACCACGAAACAAGAATATCGATATTAGAATCAAGGGGAGGTAAAATATGAACAAGGAAAAAATATTAAACTGGCTAAAGTGTGCAGGAGTAAGAGCAGTCAAAACAGTAGCTCAGACAGCAGTAGCAACAATAGGAACAAGTGCAGTTATGGGAGATGTAAACTGGCTAGCAGTAGGTAGTGCAAGTCTGCTTGCAGGTATATTAAGTTTATTAACAAGCATAGCAGGTCTACCAGAAATAAAAGAGGAGGGATAAAATATGAATATAATTGAAAAAACATATAGTTTAAATGGAACTCTACAAAAAAGAGCAAAAACAGACATGATAATATTACATCATGCTGTATATGACGGAGATGTAGAAGGAATAGATAGAATACATAAAGGCAAAGGTTGGACATGCATAGGATATCATTTCTATGTAAGAAAAGATGGTTCTATATATAGAGGAAGAAGAGAAGATACAGTAGGAGCACATGCTTATGGTTCTAATACAGATAGTATTGGAATTTGTGCTGAAGGCAACTTTGAAAATGAAACAATGGGAGATGTACAAAAACAAGCGTTAAAAGAATTAGTTGCATACTTAAAAAATAAATATGGTATTACTAAAGTTCAAAGGCATAGAGACGTAAATGCAACAGCTTGTCCTGGAAAGAACTATCCTTTTGAAGAAATTGCAAATGCTACTGTTAAATCTACTGAAAACAAACCTATCGAAAATAAAGCAGAAGGTTATTTAGTTAAAGTGACAGCAAATGCTTTAAATATAAGAGCAGGAGCAGGTACTAATTATAATATAGTAGGTTGTATTAGAGATAAAGGAACATATACTATAATAGAAACACAAGGAGACTGGGGAAGATTAAAATCTGGTAGCGGTTGGATTTGTTTAAACTATACAACCAAAAACATAGATAAATCTTCAGATGATGGCTATGTGCTAGGATTATACGTTGTAAATACAAGTGCAGGATTAAATGTAAGAAAAGGTGCAGGAACTAATTATGCAAAAGTAAAAGCATATCCAAATGGAACAAGATTTGATACTTATGAAATTAAAGGTAATTGGGCAAAAACTCCAAGTGGTTGGGTTTGTTTAGATTATTGCAAATTAGTGAATAAGTATTAAAAACACCCTAAAATCAAGACATACAAGTATATTAATTAAAAATATAAAGGGCTTAGAAACGATTGTCGTGAGCCGTTTTTGGGGCAAAATTTAGAAGAAAAATAGATTTTATTATCAGAACAAAATTATGCTATTTTATATTTTTTTTAATAACAATTAATCCTTTTTTAAATCTATTATTATAAAATAATTGGCTTTGTCACAAACATATAATAAAAAGAAAACTTGAAAAATAAAAATATTAACATTAAAAATTAATTTTAACATATTCTATAAATCCTTTTTCTTTAAAATTTTTTGCAAAAAAGAGACCAAAGATTTCTCTTTGATCTCTTTCTCTTCATAATTAAATATTATTACTTATTTTAAAAAAAGTAAATGTCCCTTTTTGTATGCTTTTTGTCATCTTTGTAAATTTATTAAAAATAAAATAAGAAAAAAATCTAGTTCTGGCTTAATTTCAAGGAAATTAATTTTTATACTTTACATTTTGTAAAAAAGTATGTTAAAATGTTAATGAAATAAATAATTATAAATTTTAGTCTATTTTTATTAATATTGAACATACTATTAATAAAGATGGAGGAAAGTTTATGAAAAAAATTATTATTTTATTATTAAATGAAAATGGAGATATAGAAATCATGAATAAAAATATTGAATTAGATGAAAAAACTATGAAAGATATTTTTGAAACTTACAAAAAATTAAATATTAAAGAATTAGATAAAAAGGATAATAATAACACTTCGATATTTAGATATGATTATACAAAAAAATCTTCATTGGATATAAGCAGTTTTGCAAAAGTATAGGAGATAATATGTCAAATTGGAATGAAATACTAAAAGAATTAAAAAGTCAAGATCCAGGTGTGCCATTAGATATCGTAAGAAGAAAATATATAAAGAAACTATATAAACTAACTGGAAGGAATGTAATATGTTATTATTCAGGTTTTTTATCTAATCATAATCACCCAGATACAGGAATTAATGATACAGATGTTAGCGGTTTTATGACGGCGATACATAAATTAGATAAAACAAAAGGATTGGATTTAATTTTACATACTCCAGGAGGAGAAGTAGCAGCCACCGAAGCAATAGGTAATTATTTAAAGGCTGTTTTTAAAGATGACATAAGAGTTATTGTTCCCCAAGTAGCCATGTCAGGAGGAACAATGCTTTCTTGTATAGGAAAAGAAATAATTATGGGTAAACATTCTAGTATTGGACCAGTTGACCCTCAATTTGGAGGCATACCATGTTATGGAGTTATACAAGAATTTGAAAAAGCAAAAAAAGATATAATAGAAAATCCATCAACGATACCTATCTGGCAAATGATTATCAAAAAATATCATCCTACATTTATTGGACAATGTTATAAGGCAATAGAATTGTCAAACGAGCTAATTCAAGATTGGCTAGAAAAAGGTAAGATGTTTGAAAATGTTGAAGATAAAGAAGCTAAAATAGAAAGTATCATAACTTTTCTGAACAATAATAAAGAAACTAAAATACATTCAAGGCATATTAGCAATGAAAAGGCTAAAGAAATAGGCTTGAAAATAGTTGATTTGGAAGAAAATGATAGTTTTCAAGATGCAGTCTTATCTATTCATCATTGTTATATGCATACATTTTCAAATTCAAATGCAGTTAAAATTATAGAAAATCATAATGGAATTGCAACAATAGCAAATTCAAGACAATAAAGACTAGACACATGAAGTCTTTTCTGTTATAATAAACTAAACTTTAGAATTAAAGTTTATGGGGGCAAGAGACTAACTGAGATAATGGTTAGTCTCTTTTCATTTTAATATTAATTAATAAATCTATAACTTGTGACACTTCTAATACTTCTTTAGAATCTATTCCGTATTCGTCTATTCTACGATACATTTCTTCTTTTAAAATGTCTAATTCATTTAAAGAATAAAACAAATCTTTTATATCAACTTCTAATACTTCTGCAATTTTCTGCAGTATAAACAGTGTAGGGTTAAATCTTCTATTACTTTCTAAATCATAAAGATAAGCTCGTGAGATACCAGTCATATCGCTTAATTTTCTTAAACTTATTTTTTTACTCTTTCTTATATTCCTAATATTAAAAACTATCATAAAATTACTCCTAAGGTTATTATTCCTAATTTTAATATTAAAATACATAAAAAGATAGATGACGCTCCCAGCGTCAGGTTTGTGTCGAAACTTGCGATGAGTTTTTGTTGACATTTTTCGACAAAGGAATATATAATATGTATAGATTAAGAAACGCGTTTCTCTGATAAGGAGAAAAATAAAATGGAAAAATTAATTGTAGAAAATTTATGTACTAAATATGAAAAAAGTGGAAAATTAATTAAATTAATGTTAAGGGATTTATTAAAAGAAGGTTATAAGGTAAAAGAGGCTGTAGAATTAATAGAGAAATTTTACAATGAAAAAAGTATGCAATAAAGTATGCAATAGGAGAAATATTTTTAAATATAACGTACTACAATGGGGTAAAAACGTAGCCTTAAAATAGATAAAATTATGTAAAAATAAGTTGAAATAGTATATTCATGGCTACCTGCTCCAGATTTAAAACTAGCCAACAGGCTAGTTTTTTTGTTTCCGTTATGATGGTAAATTCTTGATTTTACATCTGGAATATGCTAAAATAAAAAAAGTAATGCGGGTATAATTTAGTGGTAGAATGTCATGCTTCCGACCTGATAGCGCGAGTTCGATTCTCGCTACCCGCTCCATAAAAAAGAAGTTCACAGACTAATTAAAGTTCTTGAACTTCTTTTTTATGAAGAAAATCTAGAGTACTTTCTTTCATGAGGTAAGGTGTGCCAAAATTCCCCGTCCCCATTGGCACAATGCTTGAGTTTTACGCTTACCACTACCGCTTAATGTGTTGCCATTTATATCTCTCCGATCTAAAAAACACTAATTTATATTATGATTATATAATATAAAACTGATAGATTCAATTAACTATTTTTATTATATCAGAATGCTGTAACGACCCAATTAAAATGATTAAACATCTAAAAATTGCTATAAAATTCTGACTCAAAAAACTAACCCTAAAAATTAGATTTTTAGGGCAGGTATTTAAAATCTTTATGAACGTTTTCAAGAATTATTAACAATTTTCATGTATTGTAGTTCTTAGCAACAGTTTATAAATTACCAACCAGTATTTAAATTTGTGCTATCAACCAGGTTGCCATTTCTTAAACATTCACAAGCAATTTTGTTAATTATCCATTCACCTTCTACTTTACCATTTCCTGCTATCCAAGATGTAGCAGTTACATTTTTGGGTTTTACAGAATATGTAACATATGCTAGTATGTCAGTTGAATTATAACCAAAGTCTATAAGTGATTGCTTTTTGCTATTACTTAAAATTTCAATTTTATCAACTCTATAATCTAATAATTTTTCTGAATTACTATTGTCTAATGCTTTTAGCTTAGCTAAAAATAAATTTTTTATAGTCTCTTCTGTTGTAAGTTGAGATGAAGAATTTTTGTTATCATTATATTTATCATCAATATTAGTTGTATTAGACTTATCAGAATTTATTTCATCTACTTTTTCTTGTAAGCTACTTACTGTTTTATTTAAGTTACTTACTTGTGTTTGTAATTCAGCAGTTTTTTCATTTGCTTCTATTTTTTCATTATAAAACTTATACATAAAAACAGTCATTATCACAATTATGATTATTGCTAATATTAGAAATAATGTTGATAAACCTATTTTTACAACTTTCTTTTCTTCCAT